TGCTCAAAAGCTTTATGATCAATGCTTTTTTTAGCCTTGGCAATCGCTCTATCCCATTCCGCCTTCTCGCTAAAGTAATTCCACCAAGCCATCACACCCCTCCAAACTCTCAATTTAACTGTTCTCTGGAAAACACTTACTTGCGGTAGCCAGCGTCATACAAAGCAGTCGCCGCCACGTAATCATCACAAGCAACAACTCCAAGAATCTTAGCCATTTCTTCGATTCCGCGCTCACGTTCTTCTTCCGCGATCTGCTCTGGTGTCTTTACCGGTCGCAGGCTTACACCGCTGGTAGCAAGGATTTTGTTGACGTGAATCCAGCAAACCACGTAGTCCTCTTTTACGGCGATCACTTCGCATTTTCGCCATTCACCAGTTTCAACCTCGAACTCGCAGATTGTTCCTACGCTCGGATGACCTTCACCATTCCAATCAATATTCATTTCCTTCCCCTGCCGAATGCCCTGAATGTTAAAACAATTTACGGTGCTGCTGGGTTGGCGTCAAGCTATTTCAGAAGAGAATGTGCATGACTTTTACGTCAGACAGTTCGGCGATTCTGGTCATATCCCGAGTACCGCTGCCACCAGGAAACGCAATCACGCCATCAGGCTCTAGAGAGAGCATTGCAGCATTTCGTTTTGGTCCTGCGCCATTGCCGTACAGCTTCCAGTTAGCAATGGCCGTAAACACCTGAACGCCTTTCTCTAGCGCCCATTCTCTAGCCAGTCGGTCAGCACCGTTAGCGCCACCCTCGATAATCGCGTGGATGGTGCATTTCTTGTGTACGCCGTCGAGCACCTGATTCACTCGGGCTCGGTCTGCGTAATCACGTCCGCCGCATACGATGAATTTCATGAATCCTCCTATAATTACGCTCAGTTAGGTCGACCTCGTTACACCTGCTCCGTATCTCATGGAGCAGGCGCAACACGAACCTCTATTTGTCGGCGTAGATTTTCACTACAACCTTGCCGCCTGGAAATTTATCCATGACGCGCACCCTGGTTTGAAAGCGAACGTCATCAATGCCCAGGGCCTCCGCGATTCCATCTCGGCCATTTTTAAAGGACGCCACCATATTGTCATCGTCACGACGGCGATTGTCTGGCGGATAAAACTCAAGGTCAAGAACGAGATCACCTTTCGGTATAAGAAGTTGTCGCATTGATGCGATATCCTTGCATATTCCTCGATAGGCCTTGACGAATCTAGCCTTGATTGCCCAATGCAATTTCTTGTTCGGGTTTAGCTCTTTCGGCGGGTACGGCATGGTGAGAGTGATCATTTCAAATTCCTTTTCCATAGGTCATTCTCAAATTTGCACTGGGCGTGCCCTTGCTCGTACCCCTCCAAAAAAGCCTCCTGCGCAGCTTTCTTTGGATCCGCTGGAATATCCTTCCATACCTTGTGAAGCCATTTCGTAAGTTTTGCTCGCATCATTGGTCGATTCATCTATTTCTTTGCCTTGAGCATTGCGTTCAATTGATTTCTGGTTTCTTGCTGGATATCTGGCTTAGAGAGCAGCTCCCTTTCGGCCCACATCCTGCCTCTGTTCGATTTCAGTCCTAAATAGATCAGGCTGGCGTGCTCCTTGGCTAGACTCCATCTCCGGAGACAGTCCGCTTTGTGGCTCTCGATGGCTTCTCTCTCTGCAATCGAAAGGGTTGCCAAGTTGAGCGATGAAGCATGTTCCACAGATAAAGTCATCATTGCTCTCCATTAGAATTTCATGCCTCGCACCTTCTCTGACTTCTTAGGCGACTCCTGTTCTTCAGGAATGTAAGCGCCGGCTTCCAGTGGAACAAACCGCGCATAACGGCCTTGAAACATCGCAAAAAAGGTCTTTGCCTCGCTTTCTCGCGAGATTGACAGGATGATTTCCGCGATTCCCTTGCGATCACTATCAGGGTTGTACACCTCGTCGCGATACACGAATATCACCATGTCAGCATCCTGCTCGATGGATCCGGAGTCTCGCAGATCAGACGGTACAGGTCGCTTATTCGGGCGCTGCTCAAGCGAACGGTTAAGTTGAGATAGCAGAAGAACAGGTATTTTCAGCTCTTTTGCAAGAAGTTTTGCCTGTCTGGAAATCTCCGTCACTTTTGCCACTTGGTTCATCTTTGGATCGTCAGCATCCAACAGGCCCAAGTGGTCAATCATCACGAAATCAAGCCCGTGCTTTCTACGGTGGCGGCGGCACATTGAGCGGATCCGGCGCATGGTTAGGCCGGGGCGATCAGACAGAGTCATCCGCGCATTCTTTATGTTGGCGGCAGCCAAGCTAAGGAAGGGGGCGTAATCAGAAAGAACTGATCCATCCTTCATCGCGTCAAGTGGAATCGATCCCTCTGCTGCAATCAGTCGATCCATGAGCTGACGATTACTCATCTCAAGGCTGATTACCAGAACCTCTTTGCCTTGACGTATCGCGGCGTGCCGGACGATATCCATAGCAAGAGTGGTCTTACCCATCTTTGGGCGTCCAGCGATGATCACAAGCTGTTCTGGCTGCAATCCACCAGTGTGCTTGTCGAAGTCTTCAAGACCAGTGCAGATACCAGAAACCACGTCGCCCTGGTTCATCCTTTTTTCTAGCAGGTCGATATGGTCAACAAGCACGTCATACGCTTCGACTGTTTCAGCGGTAGCCGATTCGCCATCAATGGCAAGAATTTCGGATTGGGCCTGAGCAATCTTGTCGGGCGTATCCATCGTACTGTGCGCAATCTGGTGGATCTCTTGAGCGGCAGCTATCAGACAGCGATCAAGTGAGCGCTCACGCACGATCCTTGCGTACTGTTCCGCGTTGGCGATACTCGGCGTACCGTTCTGGATCTGAGCCGCGTACGCCAGCGCAGAGTCGCCACTATCCAGAGTACCGATATGCTCGCCAACAGTAAGGAAGTCGATCCGACGATTCAGCGAATTAAGCTCAAGGATGGCCTTGAATACATCCGCGTTGTCCTGCCAGTAGAAATCCTTGTCGCTGATATCTGCCGCCAGCAAGTCAATCAGTGACGGGTCGATCATCATTGCGCCTAGGACGCTTTGTTCGGCTTCCAGGCTAAATGGATCCCTCATTCGTAATTCCCCTCGATTACTTTGCACATGTTTTCAAAATTCAGCAGCCAATTTATTCCGATACCGCGCATATTGCAAAGGAATTCTTGCTTGCCGACGTAGGTGAAATACCGATCCCAGAAATCAGGCTCGTGGCTCTTCTTGTAATTGTTCCAGATGCCTCTAGCTCCTGCCTTTCGCTTTGGCGTCATAGCTTGAGGCTGTGGCAGCGATGGAAGGCACTTTCGATACGACTCAATAATCAGGTCGTACGGTACTGGATCAACCTTCCTTGCCGGCTTACCACAAGGCGTCGACGACTCGTCGTTGACAAGAGCTTTTGATTCTATTGGTTCTTGGTTAATGGTTAGTGGTTCATGGTTAGTGGTTAGGTGGTGATCCGTGCACGTTTCGTGCTCGATTCGTTCTCTTGTTGATCTTCTGGCAGCCTCCCTAGCAATTGCAATCTCTTGGTTTTTTACAGACTTAGCCCGATAAGCATCTATTTCGTCCTGCACCCTCTGCTGTGCATAAACCGATTCAGTAAGCGTGAAGAATTTAGAAAGAACGAATTTCACAGCTGCAACCTCGTCCTCAGTCCTTGCCCATGACCACTCCAGAGCCTCCTCTATAGTGGGAAACCGCTCTCGGTCATAGCACGCATCAAGCAATAGCGTATACGCCCCGTGCTCCAACATAGACAGGCGTCCAGCCTTTTTGTGGTAATCGCCTATGTTCCTTTTAAAGTAGTGCACTTTTTGCCTCTCTTGCACTTCGTGCACTCTCAGTAAATGAAGCTGAAACCTTATCCACCACAGCCTCCGGAAGCTTGAACCACTCTCCTTTTACTCTGTAATCACTTAATTGATCATGGTAGTGAGATTCAACAAGGCTAGCGCTTGGAGTTCGTATTCCGGCAATCAAGATAAGATCAAAAGGACACGCTGTCTGAAGATTTGAAAACCTTTGCTTCGGGCATTTTGTCCTTCCTATCTTGTAAAAATCGCCTCCTGAAGCCGCTAGCATGTAAACGAGCTCCATTTTTCTAAGCATTTGGTGTTCGCACCCTGCAAAATGTTCCGGCCTGTGCTCAAAATGCTCAACCATTATTTACCCTCAAGGTAGTCAGAAAGCTTCTTGATTGTCTTGTACTGAGGGTTTTGGTCTGGCTCGTTGGCTATCCGCCACATCATTGAAGGGTGAATCCCTGTCTCTCTTGCTGCTTCAGACAGGTTCGTTCCCTTCAATTTCTCTTGGATCTCTGGAAGCGTGAGCATTCTTCACCTATGCGTTATGACTTTCGAGTGAAGATCATACCACAACCTTTTCCACTAAAACCGTCATGGATCCATATTTCTGCTGGCAATTTGCGTCACCTGCTTATGCGAAAGCGGTATTTGACCATTCCCTACGTAAGCCTATGCTTACAACAGGTCAAGGCAAAACGTAACTTGGCCCCAACCCATAGGAAAATTTATAGATCGAGGAAGCACATCATGACTACTCCAAAAAGCAAGCAAGCACTGGTCCTCCAGCAGATCGCCGAACAAGGTGACAAACTGGACAATGTAGCCGGAGCTTTTATGAAGCTAGTCAAGGAAGAAAACATAGACACCCTGGAGAAGTTCAACCCGTGGCTGATGATTGGCTACGAAGAGAATGGCTGGTCTAACGTGATTGGCCGTCCTGTTCCTGGTTCGACGCTGATTCCGGCACCTAGAGCGGTGAAGCAGTACGCCTCGATGTTCCGCGCCGCCTTCAAGTATGAAATGAAGGTGATGGAGTTCGAGTCGGTACGGCAGATGGTTGATGCGGTGGCGGATAAGCGCAAGGAGCTTGCGACGCCTCCGGTTAAGCCTGCTGACCCCGAGCTCAAGGGTGTGATGCTTAGGAGTACTGGCCACATGAACGGCGCTCTCTGGCATGACGCAATAGTCGTCATCGAGAACCTGAACGACGAGGATAAGGATGATTTCGAGCAACGGTTGCGGAAATTGGTCATGCGTTTCCAGTCAAAGGTCCCGAAAGAGATCAGGAAGCCGAAAGCTGCATGAGATAAGAGTTCTCCGCAGAACAGAAAGGCCAGCTAGAAATAGTTGGCCTTTTTTGTTGACGCAGGGAAAGTGGCGGGCTAATCTCTGGCTTACAAATACAGCGGAGGTGGTTATGAGTGAATTTGAGAAAGCAATAGCACAAGCAGCGCAGAATTCTGTTCTGAAAATTATCAGCGACGGGAACTGGATAGCAACTGATTACTCTACTCGGTTCAAGCTTCCGCCAGAGATGCTTGCTGAAGTATGGGCGATGGTAGACATTGACGGATTGAAGCGCAAGATGGCCGACCGGATCGAGTCTGAGCTTGCTGATCGGATCGTCAATCACATGGCTGCTGAGTTGGCGACCGACATCAAGCAGTTGCTATCTGTCACTGAGCGACGTGAAGCAATCCGTAGCGTTGCGCGTGAACACCTAAGTCATATCATGCAGGAAGGGGTTTCTAAATGACCTACCGCGACGCACTCTAGACAGCAATCATCGGCGAGGCTGATAAGTTTGGGCATCGCATCACCAAGGCGAAACGAAATCGCTACTTAAAACTCACTATCTACTGGGGCAAAACAAAATGAGCACAATCAAACCAATCCACGCAAACAGCCGCGACGGTGGCGAAGTCTACCGTCTGCTGAATATGGTTCACGTAATGGCCGGCGCACTGGCTAATAGCCCGAGCAAGATGTTCACCTTGGGCGCCACTCAAAGCGATCCGCAGTACGGCCCAATCGTCACGGTATGGACTAATGGCATTGTTGATGTCGAAGCTCGCAGCTGGAATGACGGCGAGCCCTACCACGAGTACTCAATGACTCCGGTTAAGGTTGAAGAAGAATGAGCGGCGAACCTGCATTTCCAATCGTTCACCCTGACGGAAGCGGAGTTCAGTATTTCGGCATGAGTCTGCGCGATTACTTTGCGGCTAAGGCGTTACAGGGAATGTTCGCAAATGATGCGCTTCTTGCTCGATATCACAATGACGGAATGGTCAACATGATTGATCCTGAAGTCTTGGCGGCTACGGCAGCATATGCAATGGCCGACGCAATGCTTAAGGAGCGAGCGAAGTGACAGATATCAGCATCGTACAAATTACAATCGAAGTAGACGGCCAGCTCTGCTATGCGCAGATTCCGAAAGGAGTAGAGCCTCTGATTATCCAGATGCTCAAGGACGGTGACACTGGTTCTATTCAGGCTATCAAGCTGCCTGAGTCATGGAAGAAGGTATCGTTAATAGAGGCCATGCAATGACGATTATGCAAGACGACTGGATTGGCGCAGAGGAATCGCCAGCAACCAAGGAGCGCCCACGAATCGCTCTAGGCCTGCACGAAGGCCTGAGCAACTCCGACTACCACTCTGATCCGGCAGTAGGCAGCACAGGTCTCAAGAGAATCCTGGTTAGCCCTGCGCACTTCCGCTACCCGAACCCGTTCAACGCTACTCGGGCCAAGGAGATCGGCAGCGCGATTCACTGTCGCATCCTTGAGTCTGATCGATGGGATACGGATTACAAGGTGGTGGAGTGTGATGCTCGTACGTCGGCGCTGTACAAGGCTGCGTGCAAGGATCATCCGAAAGAACGCGTGCTGACTTCGGCTGAGTACGAGAATGTTCTCGGCATGCAGAAAGGCGTTCTGCGCAATCGTCACTGCCGGCAACTGATCGAGGCGCCAGGTCGTTACGAGCTTAGCCTATTCACCACTGATCCGATCACAGGCGTTCAGGTCAAGGTTCGCTATGACAAGCTGACTGATGCTGGCATGCCAATCGATCTGAAGAAGTGTCAGAAGGCAGGCCGCGACGACTTCTCGCGCACGATCAACAACTACGGATACCACATCAGCGCCGCGCTCTATATGGACGCCTGGGAATGGCAATTCGGCGAGAAGCTGGACGTTATGCGCTGGATCGCCGTGGAGGAACAATCTCCGCACGTAGCTATGCGATACAAGCCGGATGCTGATGCGCTGATGATTGCCCGTGCTTTGTATCGTGAAGCCTTGGAAATTTATGCGAATTGTCTTGATCGCGATGAGTGGCCTAGTTATGATGAGTCGGAAGAAGAGATTGGCTTGCCGGGTTACGCGGTGAATCAGTTTGAAGATGGTTTAGAAGTTAATGGACTGGAGGAATAACGGTGAGCAAGCCGACATTTAAGAATGATCCGCAACCATCAGGGTTGGCTTCTGTTGGATTCGTTGCTGGATCTGACATAAAGCGCTCAAAAAAGGTTATTGGACGCATTAATCCTCCTTCTCGATTCGGAGGCAATCGCAGGGGTTACGAGGTTTGGCTTATGACAAACGAGCCAGCCCATGAAAATTGTAACTGGAGTTGGATGACGTACTCCAAAGATCATAAAACGCTAGATGACGCGAAGCAGAGTGTCCGCGACAACTGGCTAGAAATCAACGCAATCGACTTACGGGAAATGGATAATGACTGATTTGGCAAACCTGCGCGAGACGATCACGCCCAAGAGCGACAGAATCAACGCAGACGATTTTATAGCCGGCCCTGAAACCGTAGAGATTACCGCCGTAAAACGTGGCGATGCTGACTCGCCCGTAGCTGTTCACATCAAGGACCGCAAGCCTTGGTATCCGTGCAAGTCCATGCGACGTGTTCTGATCACTGCATACGGCGATAATGGCGCCGATTGGGTAGGCAAGTCCGCAACCCTGTTCTGTGATCCTGCTGTACGCTTCGGCGGTGTTGCGGTTGGCGGTATCCGTATTGCCGCGCTGTCTCACATTGACGCCGATCTGGCTATCTCGCTTACGACTACACGCGGAAAACGCTCGCCGTATACCGTTAAGAAATTGTCGGTCATCTACTATGACGCTGCAAAGTTTGATGCTAACCTTCCGGCCTGGATCGCAGCCATTGCAGCAGGCAAAGCAACGGCAGACGCGATCATCGGTAAGGTCGAGCAGTCCGGCAAGCTGACAGACGCTCAGAAAGAGCAAATTCGTAATCCACAAGAGGCGGCACAATAATGGCGCGCGGCGTAAACAAAGTAATCCTCGTAGGCACCTTGGGCCAAGATCCCGAAGTCAAATACCTCACCAACGGCAACGCTGTGTGCAACCTAAGTCTCGCTACCAGCGAGCAATGGAAGGATAAGCAGACAGGCGAGAAGAAAGAAAAAACCGAGTGGCATCGCGTTGTCATGTTCGGCAAGGTAGCCGAGATCGCCGGCGAGTATTGCCGCAAGGGTAGCCAGATCTACATTGAGGGCAAGCTTGAGACTCGTGAGTGGGAGAAGGATGGCGTCAAGCGTTATACGACCGAGATCAAGGTTGATATACAGGGCACTATGCAGTTGTTGGGTGGTAAGCCGGCTGATGGTGGTAATGCAGCGCCTAAGCCTCAGCAGAGCAAGCCACAGCCTAGTCAGCAGGCAGCGCCGCCTGATGACTTCGAGGATTCAATCCCCTTTGCCCCAGCTCACTACCTGATGGGTGCCTGACATGAGCGAAGAACAAAGAGAAGAATACGAATACCTGCAATGGTTCTATCAGAATGCTGACTTCGGCCCTGCTGACGGCGATGTGCGATACATCATGAATCAGCAGTACACCAAGCGAACCGGCAATCCAGTACCGCCAGGCTACGACGAAGAGTAACAACAAAGCCCCGCTAACCACGGGGCAATCCACAAGGAGGAAGTAGATGTCTTGGGCGTTTGAGCTGTACAAAGAGATTGGTAGGCCAGCGGTTGAGGTCGTGCGTGAGCTGTTAATGGAAAACAGCGTGACGGCAACGGCTCAGATCGTTGGCACTTCACATAACACCCTAAAGAAGTGGGTATTAGAGCGGTCGATCCCGTTCACTCCAAGGATGGCGCCTAAAGAACCAGCGCCACGCAAGGCTAAGCGTCCAGACTCGCGCTCAAGGTTCATCGAGCTTGACGGCCGTACTCAGTCGATCAGTCAATGGGCAAAAGAACTAGGCGTAACTCGCTGCAAGATCTCCAAGCGGCTCGCAAAAGGAATGACTCCGCGTCAAGCATTGCAGCCAGGTTCGGAGCGCTACAAATTTCCAGCCAATAACGTTAAGGGTAAAGCTCGTGGCTAGGTCGGTTATCAAAGAAGTCGAGCAGGAATACGGTGAACCGTTTTGGGATGTAGTCTCGGCATATGCGGCTGACGGTAACTCAATGACCATGACCGCCAAGATCCTCGGCTACAAGGACGGGTCAACTCTTTGGTATCTGCTGCGATACCACAAGAAAGATATTCAGTTCCCGAAGATGGGTTACTGCAATGCTGTACAGAATCCAGATCCCATGACGACTGCCGACAAGCAGCGGATTAGTGATGTCAAGCGCTCTCAGAACAGAAGCGCTGCCGGCGAATACGAGAGGAAGACCGGAGAGTCAGCCGAGGACGCTATCAAGCGTATGGCGCCATTCAGCACGGTCATTGACACCGCTAGAGCCATCGGCTGGAAAAACGCCTCATGCATGCGAGCCTGGATGAAGATTCGCGGGATAGAGGTTGAGTTTAAGAAGTACAACCCTGTTCCGCCGCGCACTCGGTCTGGCTGGGCGGATATTAATCTTGGTGGTCGGCAGAAGCACGAATCAAAACATCATGCCGCTCAGAGCACTCTCTAAGCGCTGCCCCCCACTCAGTCAGCGCAGTAAGTGCGGCTTCACCTGTTACGCCTTCCAGATCACTTGGAATCCGGCAAGGCGTCAACAGGCTTGCTTGTGATACGCCCGTTCTTTGCGTCGTTTGCGAGCTGCACGCCGGAAGGATCAAGACAGACGTTGCGATAGATAGGGCGATCAACAATCTTTTCGCGCTCACGGACAATAGTCGTTTCATTGCTGCGTAACTCCGAAAGGCGAATTTCCCACGCCTTAGCTATAGATTCGTCTGCCTTGTTCGCGGCGATCACTGAGAATGCCGACTCAAGCTTCTCTCCTGCGCGCTCGGTAGCAATCCTCGACACGCTCGCATCATGCCAAAGGAAAACCACGAACGCGCCGCATGAGAGCCCTGAGAGGAATCGCCATGGGAGCGCGGTTAGCCAGATCGGCATTAGCGTTCTCCGGAGAATAGTTTCAGCTCTGCCTTACGTCTGCGTGTCAGCCCAGCCATAACCTTCGAGTCGTTTTTGTCCCAGCGCAGCAACTGAAGACCGGCGTTCGTGTAATAACCTTCATTGAGCATCTTCAGAAGAGTCGACGACTTCAGGTTGCCGATGCCGAGGTTGTAGGTAAACGACACAAGCGCGTCGAACTGGTTCTGATTCAGCGGAACCTTGACCAACAACGATACGGCCTGCTCAGCCTTCGAAAGTCCATCAGCAAAACGCTTATCTGCGTACTCCTCAGTCCATACGGTTGCTAGCGTAATGTCTGGGCCAGTCGATCCCCAGCCGCACGTAATAGGTTCCCCATCCTTGCTACCTGGATCTGGATACGCCTTCAGACGCAGCGTCTCAAAGCTGTGGATTAGGTCGATACCTGTCTGAGAAGTTTTCATGACATCACCATCTGAAAATATATCCCCATTCTATCAAAATTCGCTTTACTTCCTGATGCGCTGCGAATAGTATTTATCCAAGCCAACAGGAGCAACCAAATGCATACCAAGAATCAAGCTGAGTTCGTACGCACAATCCACAAAGCAATCTCATTCGCCGACGACAAATTCCAGCGTTCACGTACAAGCGAGTACAAGCACATCTTCGGTATGCTGCGTGGTGCCTTGTTGGTCGGCGGTATCAGCTACGAAATGTACTCATCTCTCTACAGTCACGTTTGGGAATGCAAATTTGACTCTGACGCTGTAGACATGGAAGATCCGGAGCAGGCAGAATTGAGCATGGAGGATTAATCATGAAGACTCATATTGTCGCAGTAATTCTTATTTTCATTGTTTGTGGATTCGTAATTTCTAACCGCATGAGCTATCAAGACAGTCTGGATGATCAAGCGTTCAAGTGCCAGATGATCTCGGAAGGCGTGTGGCCAGATGTAGACGGCTACTTTGAAAAGGTTTGCAAATCATGAGCATTCAGCGTTATGCAGTGATTGAGACTCCGCTTTGCATTGGTGGGGATTTGCATGATGGCGAAGTGTTGATGGTTCGTGCGGATGATCATGATCGTGAACTGGCTGCGCTGCGGGGAGCTATACCAGGCCAAGGAGGCGCGTGATCGTGAAATGCTTGCCGGAGTTAGGCTTCAGCGAGACTTGGTTGCCGCCGAGCAACAGAATGAGAAGCTGGTAGGGATATTAAAAGAAATGCGCAGCAACCAGCACACGTTCATCAGTTTCTATCGGGGAGCACTGGACGCCGCCCTCAAACCAACCGAATCGGGAGCAATCAATGGACAAGTCTGATAGCGATTTTCTGTGCCTGCAAGAGCTGCACCAGCGCATCAAAGGCGACCCGGCTAATGCTGGCTGGTACATGCACCGCGCATACCACCTCGGTGCCGGCAGTACTGTTGACGAGGCCTTGGAGTTAGCGCCTTCAAGAGACAAGCAAAAATTAACTGTTGTACGGCCCACCGAATCGGGAGCAAGCGAATGAGTAAGACCGCGTTCCTCAAGGAAAAGACCGACGCTGAATGCAGGCAGCTTGCAGCGCATTACTGGCACCGAGCAAACAAGGCAGAAAAAGAACGGGACCAAATTAAAGCGCAGATCTATGAAATTCAATTGGAAAATCAGCGCCT